TGGTGGCTCATCGAAGGATGGGAAAGACGGTCAGCGCGATCAACCATCTGATTAAGGATGCTGTAACCAATCAGAAAGAAAACCCCCGCTACGCCTACATTGCCCCAACATACGGGCAAGCCAAAAGGGTAGCATGGGACTACCTCACAAAGTACGCAAGACCGTTGGGCGGTACAGAGAACATATCCGAGTTACGGGTAGACTTTTGGAACCGTAGGATTCAGCTATATGGGTCAGATAACCCCGATTCACTGCGCGGACAGTATTTCGATGGGGTGATTCTTGATGAGATAGGCGACCAAAACCCAAAGATTTGGACTGACATTATTCGTCCGGCATTGGCTGACAGACTCGGGTGGTGCTTGTTTATCGGCACTCCAAAGGGCCACAATCACTTCAAAGACCTCAGAGATCGGGCAGAAACTGAGGACGGTTGGGGGCTGCTGGAGTTCAAAGCCTCACAAACGCAAGTCTTGAACGAAACCGAACTCAAGGCTGCTCGTATTGAAATGGGGGACGATAAGTACCTTCAAGAGTTTGAATGCTCGTTTACCGCTGCAGTGGAAGGCTCGTACTACGGTCAACTGCTCAACGATTTGGACGAACAGAACCATATTCAGACGATTCCCCGTGATGACCTCTGTAAAACAGTGTGTGCATGGGACTTAGGAATGGGAGATTCAACCGCGATTTGGGTGGCTCAGATAGCTGGCTCAGAAATTCGGCTAATGGACTTTCATGAGAATAACGGGGTTGGACTTGACAATTATGTAAATTGGTTAAGGCATAATGGGTGGGACAAAGCCGAGCAAATCCTACCTCACGATGTACAAGTGCGGGAACTCGGGACGGGAAAAAGCCGACTAGAGGTTTTAACCGATGCTGGATTAAACATTCGGGTTGCCCCACGCATGGGGGTCGATGATGGCATCCAAGCGGTGCGAAGGCTGCTCCCACGATGCTGGTTCAATGTGCCAACAGTCAAACAAGGACTAGACGCACTCAGAAACTACCGAAGGGATTACGATGAAAAGCGCAAAATCTTCTATGAGCGACCACTTCATGATTGGTCTAGCCATGCTTCTGATGCTTTCCGCTATTTGGCAATCGGTCTAAATGAAACTTCGGGCTGGTCAAAGATGCCTACTCAAAATGTGAAATGGATTGTGTGATGGACGAACTTAAACTCAAATCAATCATTGACGCTGAGATTTCCAACTCTCTCGGCTATTTGGAGACTGAGACCACCGAACAGCGCAGAGAGGCACTGCAAGCCTATCTACGGCAACCATACGGCAATGAGGTAGAGGGTAAGTCTCAGATTGTCACGGGTGAAGTTGCAGAGGCCATTGATGGGTCTCTACCCTCATTGGTGCGAATCTTCACGGCAAGCGATGAAGTTGTGCGGTTTGAACCCCGTGGGCCAAATGACGAGCAAGCTGCCAAACAAGCCACTGAATATGTGAATTGGGTATTCAACCGCGATAACGAAGGCGTGATTATTCTTCATGATTGGTTCAAGGATGCGCTGCTTCAAAAGGTTGGCATCGTCAAAGCCTATTGGGAAGACAAAGAAGATGTAATCAAAGAAAAGTACCGTGATCTAACTGATGATGAACTTGCCATGCTGATGAGCGATGGCACGATGGAAATTGTCAATCAAGATACACAAGAATTCGACCAAATGACCCCAATGGGGCCGGTGAAGGTCAAGATTCATGCTGTGACCGTCTCAAAGAAACAAAAGACGGGTCGTGTGGTGGTGGAGAATGTCCCGCCCGAAGAATTCTTAATTTCTAAGAAAGCGCGTAGGGTTGAGGGTTCGCCTTTTGTTGCCCACCGCAAACTGATGACTCGCAGCGACTTGATCGCTATGGGCTTTGATGCTGACATTGTGGACGGGATTCCCACAAGTGATTCACTGACATACACGCCGGAACGACTTGTTCGGTTCTCCAATGGTGAGCAACCGGACGATTCCACAAGCATGGATGACTCGATGCAGAGTGTTGAAGTGTTCGAGTGCTACCTCCGCGCCGATATGGATGGGGACGGTATCGCTGAACTTCGTCAAGTGTTCTATGCTGGAAACGAGATTCTGTCAAACGAAGAATGCGACTATGTGCCATTCCACTCGATTTGCCCAATTCCAATCCCACACAAGTTTTTTGGTCAATCGTTGGCTGACCGGACTACAGACATTCAGCTTCAAAAGACCACAATCACCCGTCAGATTTTGGACAACCTCTATCTGACAAACAATGCTCGGGTGACTGCGGTTGACGGTCAAGTGAACTTAGATGATTTGCTGACTGCCACTGCTGGCGGTGTAGTGCGGATTAAGTCTCAAGGCGCAGTGCAACCGTTAGAAGTGCAACCCGTTGCCGGACAAGCCTTCCCGATGTTGCAGTATCTCGACTCTGTGGCCCAAAAGCGCACCGGAGTTTCAGACGCTTCACAAGGGCTAGACCCATCCATTTTGCAGAATGTGACTGCTGCTGCTGTGGCATCTATGCAAGCTGCTGGTGCGGGTAAGGTCGAACTGATTGCTCGAATCTTTGCGGAGACGGGCGTTAAATCGCTTTTCAAAGGTATTCTGCATCTGCTGTGCAAGTATCAAGACAAACCCCGTATCGTGCGGATGAGAGGCTCGTATGTGGCTTTTGACCCGCGAGAGTGGTCGAATCAGTACGATGTGGACATTAATGTGGGTCTCGGTGCTGGCAACCGTCAAGAACAGATGGCGATGCTGCAAATGGTCTTGCAGAAACAAGAGCAAGTGTTGGGACAGATGGGGCCAGCTAATCCATTGGTGAGCATTGGTCAGTATCGCAACACTCTCGGTCGGATGGTGGAAGCTGCCGGATTCAAGGACAGTGCAGAGTTCTACAAAGCCATTCCTCCGGAGGTCGATCAGCAATTGAGCAACCCTCAACCGCAACAACCGCAAATCTCGCCCGAAGCACAAGCGGCAATGGCAAAGGCTCAAGCGGACATTCAGAATATGCAGATGAAGGCGCAAGCTGATATTCAGTTGGCCCGTGAGAAGGCTGCGGCTGATATGCAGTTACAGCGGGACAAGTTCCAAGCTGAAATGTTGTTTAGAAAGCAAGAGTTTGAAGCAGAGGCCCAATTGAAGGCAATGAAGGTTGGCGCGGGGATTACCTCAAACATTGAGATTCCGGGATGATAAATAATCAACAGATAACATCGTCTTTGGGAGTGTGAGATGCCGTTTAAACGCACTGTAACATATGACTGGGATGCTGGAACAGTTACAATAACTGGCCCAGACGGAACGACAGTTCAAGCTTATGAACCTCCTAGTTCTGGTGGATTCTTTGGTGGATTAAGTAATGCTCTTGCCAGCATAGACCCAACTACCGCTATTAGCCGTGAACTTACAAAAGTTGCACAGCCCGTTGAGCAAACAGTAAGCAAAGAACTAGCCCAACTTGATAAAGATTTAAGCCTTTCACAAAATGCGCCAGCATTGGCGGCAATGGCTTTAAGTGTGGCTGCGCCGGGGGTCGGCTCTGCTATTGGTCAACAAATGATAGCTGCGGGACTTATACCGGCGACTACATCTGCGGCTGTGGCAACGGCAATTGGTACGGGTGTGGCTAACGCTGCCCTACAAGTGGCACAAGGCAAATCAGCGGAGGATGCTTTAAAAAGCGCTGTGGTCGGTGGTGTTGCGGGATTTGCTGGTGGACAAGTAGGCGACTATTTGGTGGGCGACCCCGGCACGGTAAAGAACTTTGTCTCTAGCACTGCTGCAAATATGGTGGCGGGTAAAGACCCCGAGACTGCGGCCAAGACTGCTCTTGTGCAAACTGGCATTCAAGGTACGGCAAACGCAATCTCTACTGCACAAGCGGCTAAGTACATTGAGAATCTGCCAATACCGGAACATTTGGATGCTGGCCCTGCACCGACAAGCGCGGACACGATAGCGGCTTTTCCGGAAACAAATCCGGCTAACTTTGTTGGGCCACCCGCAGAAATTGATACAACGCTTTTGAATCTATCAACGGCTGCACCAACTGGAACGATTGAGGGAATATCAGCAACATTGCCATTAACTACAGTAACTGGAACATCTCCAGTTGATTACACACTGCAAGCTGTAACCGGAGGAACCGGAATACAAGCGCAGCCGGATACATCAACAACCACTAATCTTGCACAAAGTAATGCTGGATTGCAAACCTATACATACGGTGATGGAAGCACCATCACAGTAAATGCAAATGGTGATGTTGTTGGCTATACAGAAGCGACCGAAACACCCTATGAGGGAGAGGTTAAAACACCATCAAGCCCACTAACACAATCTCAAGTTGAAGGTCTGATTAAGCTCGGTTTGGGTGTGTATGGCGCAAGTAAGGTAAGTAAGGCCGTACAAGACGCAATATCTAGCGGAACTGATACGACAACGCAAAGCGGATTCCCATTCACACCGAGTGACATATCTGATTGGGCGCGACCCGAATACACAAAGACATGGCAAGCACCGCTAGACCTAAACTCACTGTTTACCACTGACAATCTGTTGGGCGGCACACAATGGGCAGGACTGCAAGGAAATCAATTCGCCAATATCCCGCAAGTGTCAATGTCTGACTTCATATCGAGTATCCAAAATGGAAAAGTTTGAACGCGCAAGAAACCTACTTTCGGATGATTTCTTTTTGGACGAAATGGAAGCATTAAAGCAATCTGAATTGCTGAATATAGTTAACTCTGCGCCGGACGATATTGAAGCGCGAGAACTTGCATATTTAAAAATTCATGCTTTACAATCAATTAAAGGCCACTTTGAATCAATCGCTGCTACGGGGCAAATTGTGAAGAAGCGGTGGAGAATTTTGTAATCATAAGATTACACCGTGGCACTCGGTAAGTGCTGACAACTTGGGTATGAAATGAGTGATAACACGACTCCGCAAGGAAGTGAATCGCTGAATGTGGAACAAGCTGCATCTGCATTTTTTGGATTAATGGACTCTGAACCGGAAGCCGAAGGCCAAACCGAACAGAGTGCAGATTCAGATAATGATGATGGCGTTGATTCCGAGTTGGTGGATTCTGAAGAAGTTGAAAAAGAGCAAACAAGCACTTTTCGAGTCAAAGCGGCTGGAGAAGAACGCGAAGTAACTCTCGATCAACTTATTGAGGGCTACCAACTTGGGGCCGACTACACAAAGAAAACCCAAACGCTGAGTGAACAACGCAAGGCCGTGGAAGCGGAACGAGCGAAGATTGACGAAGCAAACAAGTTAAGAGATCAGTATGCTCAACGCTTGCAGATGATGGAACAATTCCTAAGTCAGCAATCGAAGGGCGAGAACTTGGAGGCTCTAAAGGAAAGTGACCCAATCGGGTATGCAGTCAAGGTAGCAGAACAGCAGCAACGCAAGGAACAGCTTGCGGTTTTGAAGGCAGAACAGCAACGCATTGCCCAACAGCAACAAGCCGAGCATTCTGAGAAACTCCAAAGCCACATTGCTCAAGAAAGCCAAAAACTTTCCACTGCTATACCGGGGTATGCAGACCCAAAGACTGGCGACCAAATCCGCAAGGATATTCGGGACTACGCCAAGTCAATCGGGTGGACTGACCAAGAGTTAGCCAATGTCTATGATTCTCGTGCTGTACTCAGTTTGTATCACGGCATGAAGTACGCTGCATTGCAAAGGGGCAAGCCGGAGTTATCCAAAAAGGTAGCCGAAGCACCCCGAATGATGAAAAGCGGTGTATCTGCGCCAAGAGACAATCAAGAACAGCACAAAAAAGCAGTAGCGCAGTTGCGGAAGACCGGAAAAGTCCGAGACGCTGCAAGTGCGTTTGAACGGTTCGTTTAACTCAAGGATTCAATCATGGCAACCTATCAAACCTATACCTCTATCGGTCAACGCGAAGACTTGTCCGATGTGATCTACTCGATCTCCCCCACCGACACGCCTTTTATGTCGTCCATCGGTAAAGCCAAAGCAACCGCTACCAATCACGAATGGCAGACCGATGCTCTCGCATCTGCTTCGTTGAGCAACTACGCAGTTGAAGGCGACACCGCATCTGACGCAACCATTGGCGTGACCACTCGCGTGGGCAACAAAACTCAGATCAGCCAAAAGACCGTGAAAATCTCCGGCACTTTGGAAGCTGTGGACAAAGCTGGTCGTAAGTCTGAGAAGGCTTACCAATTGGCTAAAGCCTCTGCTGAGATCAAGCGCGACATGGAAACCACCCTCTTGTCAAACCAAATCAGCACGAACGGTTCTTCTAGTTCTGCTCGTAAGTTGGGCGGTTTGCAAGCATGGTTGGCAACCAACTACAGCGGCGGCACTTCGGGTGTGGCTGGCGCAAGCGGCACGACTGCTCGCACCAATGGCACGAACCGTACTGGTACTGAGGACATCATGAAGGCCGTCATCAAGTCGGTCTACACTGCTGGTGGCAACCCCAAAGTGTTGATGGTGAACCCCGGACACAAGCAATTGGTCTCGACCTTTGCTGGTATCGCGGCTCAACGCTTCATTGCTCCCGCTGATGCGCCCACCACCATCATCGGTGCTGCTGACTTGTACATGAGCGACTTCGGCACGATCTCGGTCGTTCCTAACCGCTTCATGACTTCCACCAATAACTGCGATGATTCGATGTTTATTTTGGACACCGACATGGCTGCTGTGGCCTATCTGCGCCCCTTCCAAACCAACGAGTTGGCTAAGACGGGTGATGCGGAAGTCACTCAATTGCTGGTGGAATACACCTTGCAAGTGAACAACGAAGCTGCACACGGCATTGTTGCTGACATTACTCCCTAAGAGTGAATGCCCCCATGTTTAACCGCATGGGGGTTTTTCTATGACACAGTTTCGTCAATCTGTTGCCCACGCCGATGGCGATGGCGGCATCATCGTTGAAACACGGCAAGATGTATCAGAAATCATTGGGCAAAATCGCAAGGAATTCAATTCCTATGACGAACGCGCAAAGTGGTCAGATGATATGTTTGGCAACAAGGTAGCGTCAATTCCTCTCACGGTAATTGATGACCTCAACGCAAAAGGAATCATGCGCGGGTTTGCGGTGCTAGACCAAAAACGCATGAAAGAATGGTTAAACAGTCCGGATAATCGTTATTTCCGAACTAGACCGGGGCAGGTATGAGCATTGCTACATTCTCTGAACTCAGTACAGCGGTTGCCAATTATTTGGCCCGTAGTGACTTGACCGATCAGATTCCCGACTTCATTCGGTTTGCAGAACTGAGACTTCGCAGAGAACTCCGCATTCGGCAAATGCTCAAATCAGTAACCACTACGACAACGAGTGGTGATGGGACGGTAGAGATACCATCCGACTTTATTGAGGCTAGAGACTTCTATGTTACGGGGAATCCTCCGCAACCATTGACCTATCTGTCTCCATCGGTGTTTATCAGAAACACAGATTCTCATGTTCGCGGTAAACCGTTGAACTACACAATTTTGGCGACTGAGTTTCAGTTAGCCCCAATGCCGGACAACACATATACGGTTCAACTGCTGTATTACTCTGCTCCGACATTCCTATCAAGCACGAATTCAAGTAATGCGTTTATGGCAAACGCTCCGGATGCTTTGCTTTATGCGGCATTGTTGGAAGCAGAACCATACATCATGAACGATGTACGAATTCAGACATGGGCTACCATGTATCAAAGGGCCATCGACACATTGACTAGATCGGATGAATCTGCTCAATACTCGGGTGTACCACTCGCAATGACTTTATCAAAGAGGTAAAAAATGTCTGCAATGTCCAACTATTTAGAGAATGCTCTAATCAATGAAGTTCTCCGCGCAACCAATTATGTTGCACCTACAACTGTCTATGTTGCACTGTTTACGAGTGACCCTACGGATGCTGGTACTGGTACTGAGTGCAGTGGTACATCTTACGCTCGTCAGTCTGCTACTTTTGCTGCTCCCTCTAATGGCGCTTCTAGCACTAGTGCAGATATTAATTTCCCACAAGCTGGCGGTTCATGGGGAACCATCACCCACTTCGGTATTTATGACGCTTCTACTAGCGGGAATCTGTTGGTACATGGTGCTTTGACCACTTCCAAGACAATCGACACGGGCGATGTGTTTAAAATCGCTAGTGGCTCACTGACTGTAACCTTTGCGTAATGGCTGATGTTTGTGGCCCATTCACGCTTGAACAGCTAGACCTATTCGGGAGTATTGATAGTCTAGCCTTCTCGCTTGATTCAACCGTTTGGACTGATGCGACAGTTTGCATCATTGAAGCGGCGGCATCCGCATCGGGTGCAGGGTCAGTCAACGCAGTGCCAAGCGCAATATGGTCGGGCGCATCGTCTGTCAGTAGCACAGCAACAACGCAGATAACTTACATTCGCGTAAGGAATTCAAGCGCATCTGTTAGCGGTGACGCTACATCTTCTTCCGGCTCACAAGTCACCTATGTTTCGAGTGCTTCGATTACGGGACTTGCAACGGTCTCGGGAAGCGGGATAAGGGTAAGGTTAGGCTCTGCATCAATCAGCGGCATAGCGACCGTTCTAGCGGCTGGAAACGGCATCTACTCAAGCGGTGCATCGGTCTCCGGCACAGCTTCGATCATTGGTGACGGTTATCGAGTACGAGAAGGCGCGGCTAGTCTGTCCGGTGCGGCTACGGTTTCGGCTGCGGCAATCAGAATCAGAACCTCAAGCGGTGACATAAACGGTACTGCTTCGGTCTCGGCTCTCGGTGGGTTGGTTTCAAGTGCTGCGGGTATTCTGAACGGTATAGCGACCGTCTCTGCTATGCCATCGGCAACATGGCAAGCGCAAATGTCGATCAGCGGAGAAGTGACGATTTCTTGCATTGGCATCCGATTGGGTGACAATTGGTCAAATGTCGCGGCAGACTCGAACACATGGACAGATGTGAGTGCTGGCGGCAACACATGGACAACCGTAACTGCTGACTCAAATACATGGACAGATGTATCAACATCGGGAAATTCATGGACAGACACGGCGGCAAGTTCAAATGAATGGTTAAGGAATGGATGATGCCTACTCAAAGAATCGCATTAGGTGAATGGCTCCCCGATCAACCGGGGTTGACGGGGGCATTGACGGTTGCAAAGAACTGCTATCCGGTAACTGCTGGATATGGCGCATTTCCGGCAGAGGCTAATTTCTCGGCTGAGGCTGATGAAAACTTGACCTCATTGGTGTACGCCAAAGACGAAAGCGGCACGACAAAACTGTTTGCTGCTGGCCTACACAAAATTTACACAGTGGATTCGGTAGGTGCTTTGACGGGTGTGTTTAGCTTCACGGGCACTTATTCCCAAAGCGGCACGACCACTCTAACAGTGACTTCCATTGCTCACAAACTGAAAACGGGTGATTCTTACTATCTGAACTTCACAAGTGGTACAGCGACTGATGGGCAATACACAGTCACAAAGATCAACGCTGATAGCTTCTCGATCACGACTACCTCTGCCACCACATCGGGCAATGTGACTATTTCTCGCGTTGCTGATGGGTACGATACACAAGAGGGCCAACGGTTTAGGTTCAC